TGCAATTATCTATCTCGAACTTTTCAACAGTCGGATGCTTCACTATTGAAGATAATCTATATCTTGATTTCCGTTCCCTCCTTAAAAGCAAACATCAATCTGCCATCATGAAACACAGTTACTTTATCGACTGCTGCTATCCAAAATTGTTCATCAAATTCCGTCATCAGTTCTCTGCACTTGGAAAGTTCCAGAATAAACCCTCCAATCAAATCACGCTTAGCAAGACGCTCCTCTTTCTGTTTCTGCAATGAAAGCGATTTCTTTTGCAGTTTCTCATAACGTTCTGCCAATGCGGTATAATGCATATTGTATTCATCCTGATTCTGAGCAGTCCGGCTATTTTCCATAATGTATTTTCGGGTAAGTTCCGAAACAACTTCCATCTCCTGCAAAATCGCCTGCTGTTTTTCATCTATTTCAGTGCAATCCGTAAGCAGATTCTGCATCATTCTGCAATTTTCAAGAATCTCATCACGATTCTCAAAAAGCTGATTACAAGCAGAAAGGAATTTTTCCTTAATAACATCTTCATATAAATGCGGCGTGGAGCAAAGCTGCTGACCCTTGAACTTGTTATTGCATTGCCAAATCACACGGCGATATTTGCTTGTAGAATGCCATACCTTTGAACCATAAAAGTTCCCACAGTCACCGCATACGATTTTTGCTGCAAAAAGTGAATTCCCGCTGTATTGCTTTCCCAGCTTTTTACGTCTTGCCATTTCAAGCTGAACTTGCTCGAAATCCTCCGGTGATATAATAGCAGGATGACTTTCGTCAATGTAGTATTGTGGAACTTCGCCTTCGTTGATTTTCTTCTTTTTCGTGAGAAAATCGGTGGTAAAACTTTTTTGCAAAAGTGCAGACCCCTTGTATTTTTCGTTAGTTAAAATGCTTTTAATTGTAGACTGATGCCATTTTTCTTTGCCTGTCGGAGTCGGAATTTTTCGTTCTGTCAGGGCTTTTGCGATGGTATAGGTAGTCTGTCCCTCCATGTAACTTTTATAGATAAATCGGACGATTTCAGCTTCTTCCGGCACAATTTCGGGAAGTCCGTCTGCACCTTTCCGGTAGCCTAAAAATGAACTGTACGGCAGACTGACTTTGCCATCAGCAAATCGTTTTCTCTGTCCACATGTGACGTTTTCAGATATGGAATGGGATTCTTCCTGAGCAAGCGAACTCAAAATGCTTATCATCAGTTCACCTTTGCTGTCAAATGTAAAAATGTTTTCTTTTTGGAAGTAAACCTCAACGTCATGCTCTTTCAGAAGACGTATCGTACTTAACGAATCTACGGTATTTCTTGCAAAACGGCTGACGGATTTTGTAATAATCAAATTGATTTTTCCGTCAAGAGCGTCTGCAATCATCTGCTGAAAGCCTTCACGCCTTTTATTAGAAGTTCCGCTGATGCCTTCATCTGTGTAGACTTTCACAAAATCCCAGTCCTCACGCTCTTTAATGTACTTCGTATAATAGTCAACCTGTGCCTTGTAAGAAGTTAATTGCTCCTCTAAATCTGTGGAAACACGGGCATATGCAGCGACTTTTCTTTTCTCAATGTGTGTCGCTGGCATATGGGTTTCAGGATTGAATGTTGACGGTATGACCGTTATTCTTGGCATGATTTTTTCCTCGCTTTCTCTTTCATTTCAGCAGTCCAGCTCTCTGAACGTGACCGTACCTGCCATAGTCCCGTTTCCTCGTGACCATCTTTAAAATGAAACTTCACAACACAATTATTGCAAATCTTGATATTCTCAATCTGTTCACTGAAAACTTCAGCGTTGAACTCCGGCAGTCCAAAAATCTCTGCCGACAGCTTTTCCAGAGTGATCTCCGGAATCTGTTTTGACGGACAAGCCGATTTTCCCTCACGGTTGAATGTACTGCAAATCCAAACATATCCCGTTGCAGTTTTTTTACGCTGATAGTGCTTGCCGCAGCAATAACAAACCAGTTTCCCTATGAATGGATAAATCTGTTTTTTGCCGTTGTTTCGGCTGTATTCTTCTGTTCTGCGGTTCATTTCGGCTTGCACGGCAAGATACTGCTCCATTGAAATTATCGCCTCGTGAGCATCCTCAACATGATATTTTGGAAGCTGCCCCTCATTTGTCATTTTACGCTTTGTAATGTGATTTTCGGAATAAAATTTCTGCAAAATCATCGTGCCTGCATATTTCTCATTTTTCAGAATTCGCAGTACACTTTCCGGACCCCACTGATTGCCGTTCTTAGTCAAAACTCCTTGCTCGTTCAGTTGATTTGCTATTGCAAGTTTCCCCATTCCTGACAGATAACTGTTGAAAATCAGCTTTACAATTTTCGATTCTTCAGGAATAATTTCAAGCACGCCGTCATGATTTCGCTTGTAACCAAGCATCTGCAAGCTGCTGACTTTTCCTTGTTCAAAATCCTTACGGATACGCCATTTCTGATTTTCGCTTGCAGACAAACTTTCCTCCTGTGCATAGCTTGCAAGAATGGATAACATCAGTTCACCGTCTGAAGAAAGGCTGTGAATATTTTGCTCCTCGAAATAAACACCAATGCCCAAATCCTTTAGTTCACGCACTGTTTCAAGCAGCGTAACCGTATTTCTTGCAAACCTTGAAATTGATTTTGTGATAATCAAATCCAGATTCCCGGCACGGCATTCCGCAAGCATTTTCTGAAAATTTTCACGATTATCCTTAGTGCCTATCATGGCTTCGTCAGCGTAAACGCCGCAGAATCGCCATTCCGGATTGCTGAAAATCAAATTGCGGTAATAGTCGATCTGAGCCGAAAGGGAATGGAGCATTGCATCCTTTCCGCTAGAAACTCTTGCATAGGCAGCAACTCGTTTCAACTTTTTGATTTTTGGAGTATGAAAATTTACTCTCTCTACGATTCTCGCCATAAAATCGCCAGCCTCCTTTAATCTAATGTCGGCATACCATTCGCATTCGAGCAGAATCCTACCTCATGCTCAGGCATCCTTGTCAGTGTTACATATTAAATCAGAAGCGGCTGAAAGTCAAGCGATTTCCCGATATATGCTGCACAAAGATAAGCCGCATTTTTCGGCGATATTTGACTCGCATTGATGAAATTCCGATTCTGTAATCGTGCCGTTTTTCAACAGTTTTTGGAATAAAATAATCGCCGTTTTGTAGGCGGCGATGTGCTGTAATTTTTCACTTTTCATTGCAATCTTCCTTTCGGCAGGACTTTCCGTAACAGGCTTTGGAGCAATATTTTCTTGCCTTGCTTGGATAGGCGAAAAAAGTCTTTTGACAAGTTTCACATCTGCATTCAATCATTCCGGAAGTGCGGTGCGGATGCTTGTTCCACCAACTGATACGGCATTTATCGGAGCAGTATTTTTTGCCTGTCAAGGGAATTCCGCATACCGGACAAAGGTCTGTATTTCGCTTAAAAAATGATTTTATAGTGTTCTCGGATATGCCTGTTTCGGCGGATATTTTTTTGTAGCTGATACCTTTTGCCCTTAGTTTTATGATGTGATTTTTCTCAGCGTCAGTCATAAAGCACCTCCAAATGAAAATGGCTGCCGAACCAAATCGACAGCCGTCTATAAAATTTATTTCATCAGTTCATTTACCCGTTTCTGCACAGCGTTGTAATCATATCCGGCAGCAGTTAATTTTTTCTTACGTTCAGCACCATTGCTCCACTTGCCCTGAATAACTTCACGGGCAATTTCATCTACAGATTTCTTTGCAGGATATACGATGTTGCCGTTTGCATCGAATACAGAATATCCCGATTTACAAGCCTTTTTCGCATTCTCAAAAGAAGAGAATGCACCGATTTGCGATTTTGCATCGTTCCAGCTTCTGCGGACTCTGTAAAGCTGTTTTGTTGTCGGATTTGTCGATGCAGAAGTTCCGGCATTCATGTAAGACTGCACCTTTGCCTTAAATGCTGACCAATGCGGAAGAATATACAACGGACACATTTTGGACGGATTTTTCGCAGTATTCAGATAATCCACGCTGCCGGATTTTCCATCACGGACATTCAGCCAGTGGGTATGAGTGTATAGATGATTGATGTCAAGATTGTATTTTTTCAAGAGTGCCGCTGCCAGTCTTGCACAGTTATCCTCAGATTTCTTGTCACGGTCGTTATACGCAGAACTCATAATGCACTCGATAGCAATTGTTCTGCGGTTGCCGTTTCCGCTGCCGTCAGCGGCGTGCCAGCCTGACAGATTCAACGGAAGATTCTGCCATGCACAAGTGTTGTCAACATAGTAATGAACTCTGACATCCTTCATGTTTCCATTAACAGTTGCACGAGTATATTGCTCCGCAGGAGTTGTTCCGTTTGCTACAGAAATCCAGTCGGTATTGTGAATTGTAACGCCGATAATTTTGCCCTCCATAGAAGCGGAGGGCATATCAATTCTATTCGGATTATGCTTTGTAAGCAAGTATTCATTGACGGTCACACCGCCAAGATTTGTGATTTTATCAGGTTTTAAGATTGCCATATTATTCATCCTCCTTGATATTTTCATCTTCAGTTCTGCCGACTTTGGTCTGCAAAACGTCAATTGCTTTCTTGATTGCAGTCGGGAAAGGAACTCCTAATCGGAGCCCGTCCCCTCTGTCCCTTCGTGACATCTCCCCACACTGTGGGGAGTCACCCATTAGCGATGTATTTTCCACGATGGAAAGCAGCTCATTCAGACAAAAGCTGATGCAGACCGCATCACGGATATACGTCTTGCCGAGCAGAATATCCATTCTCACGGCGACTGCAATAGCCCTCGGTGTACACGTCAATATTCGCAGTGCGGTAATATATCTTGATGTATCGGGACGGCTTGACCACACGATACAGTGCATGACGGCGGTTCTCAATATTAACGCCACGCATCTGAAAGGAAATCACAAGGTTACGTTTTTCGATGAAAGCATTGTTCAGATAACTTCCGTCCATGCCTGCGTAAGTTGATGTGCTGATTGTTCCGACAGGAGGATACAGGCCGTCAATTTCGGAGGTCATGTATTGGTTGGCAGTGGTGGTCATATTGATTTGCTCGCCGGTTTCGTTTTCTAAAATTAAGGTGAATCGCATGGTGCAATGCCTCCCTTCTGCGGTTTGACTTTTTGGGGAAAATGTGATATACTTTGGATATACAAATCGTAAGTTGTGAGGTGTAATAAATGAATAAAAGCAATTTTCCATTTGCAGATGCTCCAAATACTGCTTGTTTTATTTGTCGTCATATATTAGATGAAAATAAACCAATACTATATGTTTCTCATGATGAAGATGGTTACTGGCAGTTTTTATGTGGAAAAAATCATAATGAGGAAGATGCGAGAATAATCTCATTGGAAGAGATTTTGAATATTGATGAATCAATGAGTGACTTAGCAGAATTGGATTATGGTGAATATGCAGAAGCAGAAAATGAAACAAGTGATTGGATTGTAAGATACAAAGATAAATAAAATTCTGATTATCTCAGCGATAACTTCCATTTTGCCATACTAAAGGAACGACTAAAAATCGCTCCTTTATTACGTTTTCAACGCATTCCGAGTCTGCCTATAAATCTCCAGCCGTGACAGTGATTTCGGACTATTATTAGTCTGATTCACCGTACGGCTGTTGTCGTTTTGGTAGTAATTGTTGACCACAGAACTCTCAGAACCGCCATTCATAACAGCACCCGAAATTCCATCAAGCTTATAGCTCAAATCTGAATTCAGCGAGATTTTCATGGTATCTGCAACACCTGATACCGCCTTGGCTACGACCTTTTTGCTCTTGTTGATGCCGTCCGCTAAGCCTTTCATAAAGTCCGGCATCCAGCTTTCAAAATCGGTCAGAGGTCCAACATCAGGGATGGAAAAATGAAGATAGCTTCTGATGGTATCAGCAACATTTGTACAAGCGTCAGAAATCCAGTTGATGCAGCTTTTGATGCCGTCCACAATTCCGCTGATAATATCCCTGCCCCAATTCCAAGCATCGGAAGCAAGCCCTTTTACAAAATTCACAGCATTATTAAAGCCACTTTTTACCGTGTCCACGATACCGCTGATTTTGCTTGAAATAGCACTTTTAATGCTGTCCCAGATATTTGAAACTGTTGATTTAATGGAGTTCATTACATTGGAAATCGTTGTCTTGATTGTATTCCAGATATTCGATACTACACTTGAAATGGCATTCAAAACGCTTGAAATCGTTGATGAAATGCTGTTCCAGATTGATGAAATCACAGACCAGACAGAATTCAGAATCCCAGAAATAAAGCCGGAAATCGCATTCCACACAGTCGTGATAACGCTGTGAATCGTGTCCATTACCGTAGAAATTGCGGTAGAAATCACATTCCATATCGTCTCAAAAAACGATTTGATACCTTCCAAAATCGGAGTGATAAATGCAACGATAACGTTCCAGATAGTCTGAATCTTTTCTGAAATCCAGTCCATGACATTGCTGATAATGATATGAATCGCCTGAAAAATAGTCTCAAAGAGATATTTGAATGCTTCTAAAAGCGGAGAAATAAACTCATAAATGGTGTTCCAAACGGTCGAGATTGCAGTCGCTGAAATTCCCATCGTCATTGTGTTTTGCCGAATCATAAACTGCAAAGTCTGCACTTCTTTTGTTGTGCCGTTATCGGAGTTTTCCGCCGAATTTTTCACGGAAACAGAAGCCCAGCAGGAGAATGCCTCGTCCCACTGAGCCTTGTGATTGCCGATATTATCGATTTTTGTGCTATGCTCTAGAATCGTAATACGCTGATTCAGTTTCCCGATTTCCATCAAATCACTCCTTCACGCTGTGCGAATAAAATGGAACGCTAAGAAAGCGTCAGCTTGTGAAAATCCGCTGTATTTCGGTTTTCGTATAGATAAGATACTGTGAACAGCATCGCCGTTCTGGTGGTATCTTCGTTTCTCTCAAACTTCTCCTCACTCATGCGTCCCACATCCATGCACAGCTTTTTCGCAGTCATAAGCAAATCGGAAATCAGCTTGTCATCCTCACAGCCATCGACACGGAGATAATTTTTTGCTTCATGCAGTGTTACCATAAAATTACGCCTTTTTGATCGTCAGAGTTTTGACTGCTTCCGGCAGGATAAGCTTACCGTCCACACGCTGACTTGCAAGGAATCCTACCTGACCATTCATTGCGAAAAGTTCGTTCAATCTCTTAAGGGAACGTCCCTGACGGTCAGCTATCCAATAGTACGAGAAGTCGCCGAAGGCAAGTGCCTTAGCACCTGCCGCAACAGCCGGAGCGTAAACGGAAGTGACATATGGACGGTTCAAAATCGTATCTGGAATACCGTCTGAAACGCTGGGCTGCCAAATATAGTTCCCGTTGGAATCCTTGATTTTACGCAAGATTTTGATAGTCTGCTCGTTGAGAATCCACACTGCCTTTTTACGATACGGAGATTTCAGAGAGTAGAAAACTTCGATCATATCGTCAAATGTGATGTTTGCTGTTGAAGTCGTTGCACCATTTTCAGCACCGCCTGTCGCAGCGAAAATTCCGGTAGGCTTGCCCTTACCATCGCCGACAAGAAATGCTTCTTCTTCCTTAGCACCGATTCTTCTGCCAAATTCCTTAGCGATATAGGAAGGAAGGTCAAAAACAGAATCGTTAAGCAGTTCCTCTGAAATCTTGATAGCCGTGCCGACCTTGTAAGCAGAGAGGGAAATCTGACCGAAAGCGTCATCGGAAAGGCTGTAACTTGACTCTTCTTCAAGCCATGCGGCCTCGCCTTTCTGTGTGATAATTGGGATTTTTCTGTCACCGGAAGAGGTCTTGATTACTGTTGCAAGCGGACGGAAAATATTCTCTTCCTCAATAGATTCAATGAGCCTTTTTTCAA